CACGGCTCCTTGCGGTTGCCCGCACGGCGTCAGCCCCAACCCGATTCCTCGGGTGTGGCCAACGCAGCTCCCCTCTGCCTCGAAAAAGGCAGAATCTACGCCCCTAAGGGCGTAGGTACTATTATCCGTGATGCCCTAAGAGGGATGGATCGTCGAGATCATAATCCTTATTTATGTCGTAGATCAAATCGAAAGAATCGATCTGATACACAACGTAACTAAGGAACCTGATACGACGTTCATCATCCATACTCTCAAGATCATCCATCAGGACGTCGAACATAGTCTCATAATTCGACTGCAGGACTGAGTAGAGAGATTCATCTCTACCAGAATCTGCATTCGGATAAGTGAGATCATACTCGGCGACACCTGATCGTATCGCACAATATCGTAAGATATAGTGCGAATACTCATCGGAAAGCATTTCTACGGTATTTACCATGGAAGTACCTTTCTGATGCGGAGCTTAAGAGAGTTTCTCTTAGGAGACCTAGTTGGGTCACTAAGATATTCTTCTCCTAATCCGCGGTTCAAGTGGAAAAAGAGAAGTCTATCTTCCTCGGCTAACTCGTCTTCGAGTTTCGTCGAGGTCGGAACGAGCGTTCGAACAGTAAGATGATGGCCACCGAATGAATCGGGTGACCACCGCCTTCCGTCGTATTCTCGCAAGAAGTGCCAACCGAGGCCCGAACATGTTTCATGGACCATAGGGAGGCGGTACATCTTATCGATGAAATCCGCAACCTTATTGGCCGTACGAGTAAAACCAGCTTTTGCAAGCCGGTTACCCATATGAACCCATGAAACAAAATTCGTAGCATCTCGGCGTGACTTCGGTGGGTCTCTTCTTAAGTACACGGGCGTAACAAGATGCCCGTTGAAATAGTCGAAACCACACGATTCTCGGAAGCCTCCTTGGTAGAAGGTTTTCTTTGAATTTACCTTTAGGCCGAAGGCCTCGAGGTACGTTGTCACTTTAACGATGCAGTCAGAAGGAACGACGATGTCGTCCCCAAAGACCAGTACCCCCTTTCGGGCGTTTTCGAATGCCTCAAGGGATTTAGGTCTGCCTAACCTATTGAAGACTTTCCGCTCATCACAAACTGCAGCGATGCAGATCATGAGAAAGCAGAGGGCCTCCACTGGGAAAGTCAGGGCAGAACCCATCGAAGCGTACTTCCGAAGATGGACCTTACGGCCATCTTGCATCACAGCACGTGTCGAACGACACCCGTAAAGGTGGCGCAAGAGTAACGGACTGTGCCGGAAAACGAGAGAGACTAGTTTTACACTAACTCTATCGGACGCCTCGGAGAGGTCTATAGTGGCTAAATCACCAGTTATAGAACCAACACGCGCAGCCTCTTGATTCAGAGACTGATCGTGAAAGTTTAAATGGCGATAGAGTCCAACCCTACGAAGACAATCTACCAACCGAGCAGCAGTAAGCTGTTGGGCATACTGCATAGCAGTGGGTTCAACGCATATGATGCGCGATGTCTTCATAGTCTTCGGAACAGAGACAACCTTGACAGGTAGCTCGTTCCTAGGTATAGTGACCTCCCTGTTCGACTGGTGTATGGTTGAGAAACCATACAGATGTTCCCAGGAGAACAAATCATCCCACCTTCCATAAAAGTCGCGACCCTTGTACTTTCCATTTGCCCATGCCTTGTCGGCAGTGGCGCCTGGACCGTGACGGGGAAGTATCGACTCATCGTCGATAGCGCGCATGAACGCAACGTCTACCTTCGGAAAGAACCGACGGCAGACGAAATCGAGCATGCTCGCCTCCTTCTGTGGAAATTTTGGCAGTCTACGAAGACTGTTATCTGTCTCTACATAAGCGTTTTGAGCTTTGCGATCCCTCACAGGATCGCAGACCTTAAACACTTTCTTATAGAAGAGGCAGACTCGCCGTATGAACTCAACGGCAAGAGGATCTGGATGCTCCAAGAGCTCTCCAGTCTTCGCATTGAAGACACGACACGTAAACCCGTGTAAGAAACACGGGAGCACGGATATTCTTTTAGGTCTCTTTCGAAACCGTGAGAATATCGAGGTCGCCACACGTCCGAGTTGTAAGCTCTCTTCGAGCCACTCCGCGAACGTAGGAAGAGTGATTCCTAAAAAGGATTCACCCTCGTCTTCATATCGTGATAAGATTGTAATCCTATCACGATTGGTACTAGCGCAAAGTTTAAATTGCGCTTCATCGAGTATCGAAAGAAGGATGTCTAGGCTTTTCATTGATTCTCCTAAGTTAGGAGGGTTTCAATCACTAGCCTAACATGCTCCCAGATAGCCTGCATTTTCGAGTGCAGGCAACTCGTAAAGTCCGTCCACGTGACGAACGCACAAGTGAGCTTGACCAAAGTCAAGACTCGAGTGCGAGAAATTTCGTCATGTTGGCCGACTGTGACATATAGCCGCAAATGCCGGTCAAGATATCGGTCAGCTGCGAGGTAGTGAACCCCGCAGAAGGTCGATTCAGAACGACATAAGCGCTAGCTGACACAGTTTTGGTCAGGCCGGTCGATGGATCCGTGTACGGAGTAAAGAAATCAAGACGAGCCTCAGAACGAGTGCGAGAACCACGCGTGTGCGTGATCTTCGCCCCGTACAAGGCGTCTGACGTCTGATACTCCGACGCATAGCCATCGGTCCGAATTCGGGCCATAGACTTTGCGGTCCCTCCGGATAGGGTATTAGTTTGCCCTACCGAAATAGAGATGGGATCTGCGAACATGGTAGTCCTTTCTTCTTGTTGTTGGGCCTCTCTCATAGAGGCCTTACTATGTCCTCGGGGCGAAACCTTTAGCGCCCCGAGAAAGACCTAGTGCAGCAAGGATGGACCACTGATACGCCGATAAAGACGCAAAAGTGATACCGAACCCGTAAGGGTTTGCAACCTCCCTCTGCTTGAACTCCCACCTAGTCTTGCTTACGCCAGAAAAGGTGAGAGGAGGCAGAGACCACCCTAATATCAGTGGAGACGAAGATATAACAACAGGGTATTTACCCCTGTTAACAGAGACTCGCCCAGGTGCATCGTACTGGTAAGCTTCGCTTGCCATTACGTACGCATACTGTGCAACGACCTGCATCTTCGCATTCATATAGATATTTTGGAGGATAGCACCAACACTCACAAACCAGTCATAGAGCCAAGTCCAGGGCATCACTTTGTAAATGATGCTCGGGTCAAGGTCTAAGCCGTATAATTGCGCCTTTAAACGGGTATGATCCCGTAAAAGAGGAGCTACTCCGCTCAGCTCAGGAATATGCAGTCTGTATCTGGCAACATACCAGATCTTTCTACTATAAGTCTTGAGGATCGGAAACGGTTTACTGGTCGAGTTATCCCCGGAGTAGAGAGATGACACAAACACTGGTGAGCAGGTCGAGAGAGGCGCTAGATTTCTAGCGATATTCTCCGAAAAGCCACCAGAGTCAAGTGTTACCCTTCGATAGATCGACTTCCCATTCTTCCTGCGCAACCAGCGGAGTTTCTTCATCAGGTTCTCGCGGTAGTTTATTGCCGCATTGAGATCCTGAACGAAAGGAACCCAGCCGAATTGCACATTAAGATAGTTGTCGGCTATATACTTCGGCCCTCGCTTCAGATCTGAAATAAACTGCTGGAAATTCTTCGTCGTTCGGGTGAAAGCCCGACCGCGAAGACCAGACAGAGCTTTCGCAGTATGAGAAATCATCTGCGGAAAGTCTTTCAGTTCTGCAATAGAGACGCCCATCGAATAAATTGGATGGGTGGGAAACGTACGATTCCATCCCTTTGCACCCCATCCGGCCAGAGAGGTCGGAGTAGGGTCAGCGGGAACGTAGGGGTTAACCCACATAAATCCTGAATAATAGGACTTTGGAATCGCTGTGTTGTCTGCTTGAAAAGAAGTGGACCTCTTGATATGTACCTTTTTCTTAGATACATTCAGGGGACCACCACTTCTATAAGGAGGTCCGGGATGAGTCTCATCGACACAACGATGTATGCCAGGGAAAGCAGACATGACGATCGGCGAAGGTGCAGCTCCATTAGTGGAGTACATCCCAGCCGGGTCACCGCCATACCTGACAGTGTATTGTCGTGTACGTTGAGCCATCTATGTTATCCTTAAACCTTGCAGCTAGATATAGGGGGGG